TGGACTAGGGTTCGATTCCCTACAGCTCCACGAAATAAGTAAACGAAAGAGAGAAGTTATGCCTGTTTATCTTTTTATGTGTTCTAATTGTGGGATAACTCAGCAAGTAGTCACAGACATCAAAACTAAACCTGAAGCACCTACCTGTGGTGTGTGTGAACTGGTGATGGTTAGGAAGTTTGGGATTCAACACATTCGCTTCAATGGTGGCGGTTGGGGTAAGGATGCCTAATGAGATCACGCATAGCTGTAACAATCGCAGTAATTTTAAGCCTAAACTTTGGAGCTAACATACCAGGTGAATCACGAGAGCAGTCAACTAAGGTTCAGGAACTCAATCTGAAACGTGAACTGTATAAGCAACGTCAACTAAACAAACTACCTAGAATCGTTGCCTATGTAACTACTCGCGTCAATCGGACACCTTATGTGTTTTCAGGCTCAAGCACATCAGGTTGGGACTGCTCAGGTTTAGTCCGATACCTGTATAGCCAAATTGGTATCACTTTGCCACATTCAGCTGACGCTCAGGCACATCTTGGTCAACGTGTCAGCCTGCCTAAGTATGGGGATGTTGTCGTCTTCGCTTATCGTGGTAGAACAGACTTTTATCATGCTGCAATCTATTTAGGCCACAACCTAATCATCAACGCAAACAGAGAATACAACACAACAGTCATAGAGCCTTTGAGCAACTTTAGACACTCACAGATCAGGTTCGTTAGGATTGTTGGACAATGATTAGAGAAGTATGTTCCTGTGGTGCAGAGTTCGAGACAGACGATAGAGATGCTGTAGAACTTGTCAAGACATGGCGTAAAACACACAAGCATGCAGATAAGCCTTCTAAGGCCGATAGCAGAGACAGTTCAGCGTTGACTAACACAGATGTTGCTTTAGGTTTCCAAGCCATCTACGACCCTCTGGATAATGATGAGTAGATTCCCTAAACCCTGCTTAGTATGTGGACAACTGACAACCGGTGCAAGCTACTGCACACAACATCTAGCCATAGTCACTGAACGTGAACGCATAAGACAAAACGCTCGCAAAAGGGGCAGGACTATCTACAACGATGCAAGATACCGGAAGATAAGGGCATACCTGAAAGCCACAGCCACACACTGCCACATCTGTAAACAGCCATTCATCAACAGAAACGACATCACTGCAGATCACTTGATACCAGGTGATGTGAACAGTTCCCTAGCTGCAGCACATAGTCTGTGCAATTCAAGGCGTGGCAACAAGCCACTGACCTAGATACATGCCTAAAACAAACCTTGCAGGCATCGAAGGCCTAGGGGTCAAACGGGGGGCGGGTCTTTTTTGTTTTTTAATTTTTTATTTACACCCCGCACCTAAAACTCCAACTGGCTGGAAGCATCAATTGTGATTCTTGTCTTGCCGATTTTTTTACATGTATACTTGGGCTATGCCTAAACAACCTAAATCTTGGCGAGCGTTTACTTGCCTTAGATGTGATGAATCCTCTAAGACAAAGTTTGACCATCAGAAGTTTTGTTCAAAAGATTGTCGCTATAAATATCAACGAGAGAATTATCAACATAAAGTCATTGAGTTAATAGCTTGGAGTTGTGAATGTGGTGAAGTTTTTTATAGAACTCATTGGCGTGACAGGCGGCGTTACTGTGATAGATGCCGATTGAAATACAAGAGGATTAGATACCGAATTAAAACAGTCAAAAGACAAGGTGCTGAATTTGGCATGCGTATTTCAGCTGATGAAATAGCCGAAAGAGATAACTACATCTGTCATCTTTGTAATGAATTTGTTGATATGAGTTTGCCTAGAACTTCTGGTTGGGGTGGCACTGTTGATCATGTCTTGCCTATCTCTAAAGGTGGATTAGATGTCATGGATAATGTCAAATTGGCTCATTGGAGTTGCAATCGTAAGAAGGGTAATCGGGTAGATGCCTAATCCTGGTAAGCCTGCTGAAGTCAAAAGGAAACTTGGGGCTAAGGGTTATTCTAAAGAGATGCCTTCTAATGTTGTTGCTTTGCCTGCTGTTTCGCAAGTGCCTGAGCCTTTGAATCCTTTGTCTGGTTCAGGTTTGGATTTGTGGGATAGGACTTGGCGGCGTGGCTTTAGTTGGTTGAGTGCTAATACTGATATTCAGTTGTTGCAGATTACATGTGAGCAGTTGGATGAGCGTGACCAGTTGCGAGCTTATGTTTTGCAGAACATTGAGGCATGGCATGAGCGTTCGGCTTTGCGTGAGTTGGAGAAGAATATTCGTTCTAATTTAAGTTTGCTTGGTTTTACTCCTACTGATCGCATGAAGTTGGGTGTTGCTGAAGTGAAGGTTGAATCTAAGATGGAGCAACTTCGTAAACGTCAGGAACAGCGTGATCAGGTGATTGTCGTTGAGCAGCCTGAGTAGTTGGCCACCTGCTTGGTTGACTCCTACAGATTTGCAGTATGGGTCTAAGGGTGCAAATGCTATTGACTTCATCAATACTTTTGTGACTTTGACTAAAGATTCTGTTGCTGGTAATGCAGGTGAACTAATCAAGTTACGACCTTGGCAGGAACAGTTATTGACTGAAACTTTGGCATTAGATAAAGATGGGCTTTTTGCTACAAGGACTGCACTAATCGGGTTAGCAAGAAAACAAGGTAAATCTGCTTTAATGACAGGGATGGGACTCTGGTTTCTTTTTAATGGCGATGATGGTGGTGAAGTTTATTCTTGTGCAGCTGAGAAGGAGCAGGCGAGAATTACGTTTGGGGATGCCAGGAAGATTATTGAGCGTGAACCTGAGCTTGCTGGTATGTGCAACATTTACAGGGATGTGATTGAAGTTCCTTCTAGCGGTTCTATTTGGAGAGTGCTTAGTGCAGAAGCATATTCCAAAGAAGGTTTAAATGCTTCTGCTGTAATCTTTGACGAAGTTCATGCTCTGCCTAATCGTGAACTATGGGATGTTATGCAACTGTCTATGGCTTCTAGGAAGCAACCCATGATGTTGGCAACTACTACTTGTGGTGTCAAGACAGATTCGACTGGGCAGGATTCGACTGCTTATCAGTTGTATCAGTATGGGCAGAAGGTTGCTAGGGGTGAGATTGTTGACGATAGTTTCTATATGGCTTGGTGGGAAGCACCTTTGGATGCAGATCATAAGTTGGAAAGCACTTGGATTGCTGCTAATCCTGGTTATGGTGATTTGAACAGTAAGGCTGATTTTGAGTCTATGGTTAAAAGAACTCCTGAGAGTGAGTTTCGGACTAAGCGTTGTAATCAGTGGGTAAGCAGTCAAAACACTTGGTTGCCTGCAGGTGTTTGGGATAGTTTGCAAGCTGATGTGGGTGTGGATGATTTTGCTGATGTTGTGTTGGGTGTTGATGGTTCGTTTAATGGTGATACGACTGCGATTGTTGCTGTAACTGTCCCTAAGAGTAAGGATGAGAAGCCGCATGTTTGGTTGGTTCAGGCGTGGGAGAAGCAACCGAATGACCCTGATGATTGGCGTGTGGATACGCTTGAAGTTGAGCAGGCGATTATTGAGTTTGCTCAGAAACATCCGAATACTAAAGAGATCGCTTTTGACCCTTTTCGCTGGCAACGGACTATGCAGGCTTTAATGGATTTGGGTTTGCCTGTGGTGGAGTTTCCTTCTACTTCTGCTAGACGTATGGTTGGTGCTTGTGCGAAAGTTTATGACAGTGTGACTGAAGCGACTTTGACGCATGATGGTGACCCTTTGCTTGCCAGGCACATCGATAACTGCAAACTAAAGATAGATAACTTAGGACCGAGAATTGTGAAAGAGTCCCGTGCAAGTTCTAGGCGTATTGACGCTGCGGTTGCTTTTGTTATCGCTTATGACCGAGCCACTAGTAAACTAGAAACGATGGCGTTGCCAGAGTTCTTTTTTTAGTTAAGGATGAGTTTGCTACCTACGATTTTGCAGGCATTTGGTATAGCTGTTGTGGCTGTTGGTGCTGGTTTGATTTATGTTCCTGCAGGTGTTGTGCTTGCTGGTGTTGGTGTGTTGTTGTTTGGTTTGGCGTTAGATAAAGGCGATAAGTAATGCTGAGAAATCTTAGTGGTGGCGAGAGTCGTGCAATTTCGTTTCAAACTATTTGGGGTGCAGGTGATCTGACAAGTTTTGAGACACAGTCAGGTGCGTTTATTGACTATACGACTGCTCTGACTATTAACAGTGTTTGGGCTTGTGTGTCTCTCATTTCTGACACTATTTCGGCTTTACCTGTTGATACTTATATTCGTAAGGATGGTATTGCGTTTCCGTATCGGCCTAGACCGACTTGGGTTGCTAGACCTGATGCGATGATAAATTCTTCTTCGTTTTGGCAGCAGTGCATGATTAGTCTTTTGCTTGATGGTAATGCGTTTGTGCGTATTTTTCGTGACCCGATTACAGGCCAGATTTTGAGCATGATGGTTTTAAATCCGATGAAGGTTGCTGTTAGTCGTAAAGCTAATGGAACTAAGCGTTTCACTTATCAGGGTGAGGATGGTAAAGAGTTATCTAGCGATGACATGCTTCACATCACTGGTTCTATTTTGATGCCAGGGGATATTCGTGGTAAGTCAACTATTGACACGCTTAAAGAGAATCTAGGTTTGTCTATGTCTTTGGAAGGTTTTGCAGCTCGATTCTTTGGGCAAGGCACGACACAAAATGGTGTGATTGAGTATCCTGGAGCGTTGACGGCCGAACAAGCTGAGAACTTGTCTAAGAGCTTTGACAGACAGCATAAGGGTTATCGTAGAGCACACAAGACCGGTATCTTATCTGGTGGTGCAACTTTTAAGCCGACTATGGTTGCTAACGATCAGGCTCAGATGCTTGACTCTCGTAGGCTCGCTGTCGAAGATGTGGCTCGCATGTTTAGAGTGCCTTCTTTTATGATTGGTTTGAATGAGCGTGGCAGTCAAAGCTATGGCTCTAATGAGCAGAACGCTATCTCGTTTGTAACTCATACTCTTAGACCTTGGTTGTCTAAGTTGGAAGATGCGTTTAGTGCGTTGCTACCTGATTTGGCTTATCTAGCATTTAATACTGATGATTTGTTGCGTGGCGATTATGCGACTCGTATTGAAGGTTATGCGAAGATGCTTCAAAATGGTGTGATGTCAACTAATGAAGTTAGACGTAAAGAGAATATGCGACCTATCAATGGTGGTGATGTTATTCGTGTGCCTTTAGCTAACGTTGATATTAATGCTGCTTCGTTGACTGAAGATGAAACTAAGGTTGCTATGGCACAGAAGTTGATTGGTTTGGGTTTTGTTCCTGAAGATGTTTTGAAGTCTTTGGGCTTGAACCCGATTGCTCATACAGGTTTGCCGACTGTGCAACTTCAAAATCCGACTACTGTGCCTGCAGGCAGTTATGAAACAGGTGAATAGTGCCTTATTTCATTTCTAAAACTGATGCTGGTTGGGACACTGTAAAAGAGGATGGAACTGTTTTGGGTTCTCATCCTGATAAGAAGAAGGCTATCGCTCAGATGGTTGCTTTGAGTATTGCTGAGAAGATGCCGCCTGGTGGGGAACGTGCTGTTGAGGCAGGTATGTATTCTCCGCCTAAAGCTGTTCAAGACACTGCTAAAAGGGCTTTGAAGTGGATTGCTGATGGTTTGGCTGGTGATGGTTTTACTGCTGTTGGTAGGGCTAGGGCAGAGCAACTTGCTTCAGGTAAAGACATTTCTGCTGATGTCGTAAACAGGATGATTTCATTTTTGGCTAGACATTCTGTGGATAAACAAGCTACAGGTTTCAATGCTGGAGAAGAAGGTTATCCTTCACCGGGGCGTGTAAGTTTTGACGCTTGGGGTGGGGAAGCTGCACAAGAATGGGTTAATGGATTGGATGCAAAAATGAATAAACGTGATGTTGTTGCTCAGGTTGGTATCACTGACCTTGATGACACTTTGATTGTCAATGGTGTGTTACATCAGGATTACTTTGACTGGTTAGATCACCAGAATGTGAAATTGTATGTTGTTACTGATCGTGATGAGGCTCAACGTGCTGACACTATTGACCAGCTAGATGAGTTTGGTGTGCAGTATCGTGAACTGATTATGCGACCTGCTTCTATTCCTGCAGCAGATACTAACTCTTGGAAGGGTAGCGTGGCGAAACAGTTGATTAGTGATGGGGAAGATGTGAAGTTTGCGGTAGATAATAACCCTGAAGCTCGTGCAGCATATAAGTCTGCTGGTGTTCAGGAAGTTTATGACCCTAAGACGATTACTTATGATGTGAAGCGTGACTTGGGTGAAGAACTTGAGCCTGTCGCTGTTGAAGCGTTGGAGCCTACTAAAGAGTATTTGGCTGAAGAACTCTGTTCCCTGATGGCTAACCTTGTGTCTGCTAAGTTCTTGGCTCATGGTGCTCACTGGAATGTTAAGGGTGTTTTGTTTCCACAGTTTCACAAGTTTTTTCAAAAGATTTATGAAGATTATGATGCTGCGATTGACCCTACAGCTGAGAACATTCGTAAGTTAGATGTTGACGCAAAGTTTATGTTGCCTGAGTTTGTTGCTGAAACTGAGATTGATGCAACCTTTATTGGTGGTGACCCTGTTCAGTTGTCTTTGGCTTTGTATAAGGCTAATGAGATTTTGTTGAAGGAGATTGTTTCAACTCTTGACTGTGCTGACGATCTGAATCAGCAGGGTATCTATAATTTCCTTGCAGATTTGCAGGATAGGTTCTCTAAGTGGCATTGGCAGTTGGGCACTGTGATTGGTGATGATTTGCGTAACGCTTATGCAACTGACATTGAAGAAGTAGGTGAGTTGCATGACCCTGCACAGCCGACTGATGAGCCTCTTGACATGATGATGCCTGACATGACCGGTATGGATATGCAGATGGATAGTGTTCGTTTCATTGACCCTATGCAGGTTGCTGAATTAGCGAAGCGTGGCGAGCGTTTACCTAAAGGCATTGAGCGTAGGCAAGTAGTTCGTGACTTGGAAATTCGTGAACAGGGCGATGGCATGACTTTGCGAGGTTATGCTGCAGTGTTCAATTCACCTTCACAGCCGTTGCCGTTCATTGAGACTATTGCACCTGGAGCATTTCAGGCTTCACTAGATTCTCGTAATGATGTGAAGTTGTTGTGGAATCACGACACTGGAACAGTTTTAGGAAGCACTCGTGCAGGCACTATGACTATGGTTGAAGATTCTCATGGTTTGTTGATTGAGGCGAAGCTTCCTGACACTCAGGCTGGCCGTGATTTGGCCACGCTCATTAAAAGAGGGGATGTGAACGCTTTTAGTTTTGGTTTCCGTGTTCCTGCAGGTGGCGATGAATGGCCTTCAGCAGATCAGCGTATCTTGAAGCGTGTAAACATTTTCGAGGCAAGCGTTGTGGCGTTTCCAGCATATACTTCAACAATTGGCACTGCTAGTGTTAGAGCCATGACTGAACTGCAAACTAAGATTCAACAGCTCGCCGAAATTCGTGGGGTGTCTGCTGAAGAATTGACTGATGCTCTCCTGGCACTTGAGTCTGGCGATGAACTTACTGAACGTCAAGGCGAACTGCTAACTGACACTCTTGGTAAGGTTTTGAAGAAAGACCCTGATGTCACTAATCCACAGGCGTTGCTAGACTTAAAGAAGAAGCAACTAGATTTGTTGATGTCGAGAGTGTAAACTAATTCCATACTGAGTCCTCTCACTTGGTTGGTAAAAAAGAAACTAATCTTTCCCCCTTGCGTTGTTTGTCCTTCTGCAGGGGGGTTTTCTTTTAGCGTGTATAAACATGTTGTATAGACTATTTATGTCAGGTGCGTATATCCCTTGGCAGGTTATGTGAGTAGATCTCTGAGCCAAACAAAATCCCCTATAACATTTATGTTCTTGAAAGGAACAAACCTATGAGCGAATTTATCGCAAAACAGGTTGATGCTAAGGCTAAAGCATGGCACGAAGCTAAGGAACTGATTGATTCAGTTGAAGCTCGTGGCGGTGTTTGGTCTGGTGAAGATGAAGCGAAATACGCTAATCTAACCGCTGACATCAACAAGCGTAATGAACTAATTGAACTAGAGCAGCGTGAAGCTAAGACTGCTGATGTAGTTCAGGCTGCAGCTATGAACTTTGCTGGTGCAACTGTTTCAGATAGTGCTTCAGACATTCTTCGCAAAATGGCTATGGGTGAAATCCGTAACCACGAGTTCAAGGCAGAGCAGAGAGCATTGACCACGACCTCGACTGGATCGCCGGTGCCAACGAGTTTTTATGACTCAATCATTAAGGTTGCAAGACTTGTAAACCCTCTACTTGATTATGCAACTGTAATCAACACTGCTTCAGGTGAAACTTTGCAGATTCCTAATCAAGCAACATTCTCGACTGCAACAATTGTCGGAAATGGAGTTTCTATTGGAACTAGTGAGCCGAGTTTCAATAGCTTCGTTTCGTTGACGGCGTATAAGTTTAGCGCAATCGCACAACTGTCGAGGGAACTTGTCCTCGATGCCGGCGTTGACATATCTCAATTTATTGGAGATCAGTTCGGTAACGCATTTGGTTTCGGCGTTGGAAATAAAATTCTTAACGGAACTGGAACTGTTGAACCGACAGGTCTGCTTTCTACCGCTTCAACTGGAGTGACTTCAACTGCTGGTTCTGCTGGTGTAGCCACCGCAGACAATATTGTTGATCTTGTTTACAGCCTTGATGGTTCGCTTCGTGCGTTGCCTTCATTTGCTTTGCTAGCAAACAATACAACTATTGCTGCAATTCGTAAGCTCAAGGATTCTTATGGTCGTTACTTGTTTGACATTGGTCTTGGTCAAGACAAGCGTGATCTAGTTCTTGGTGTGCCTGTTATTGAAACTCCTAACATGCCTTCTGCTGGAACTGGTGTTGCTTCTATCGCTGTTGGTGATTTGAAGAGCCTTTACATTAGACAGGCTGGCGGATTTACGCTCGACATGTCATCCGATTTCGCTTTCGGTAATGATTTGCTTAGTTATAGAGCCACACAAAGATTGGACTCCCGCTTAGTTCAGACTAGCAACATCAAGATTTTCAAGGGTGCTGCTACATAATCTTTGTTTGTTTTTCATAGATTTCACCCCTCAATTCAGTTGCGTAGGACTGTTTTGGGGGGTGTTTTCTATTAGGCTAGGGGCATGACTAAAGCATGTATTTCTTGGTATTCTAATTCGCTCAATCAGCCGACTGGTTATGGCACTCAGTCGCAACAGGTCATTCAACGTCTTGTTCGTGATGGACATAAGGTTGCGATGATGTCTAATTATGGTGGTGAAGGTGTCAACAGTTTGATTGATTGTGGTGCAGGTAAGATTCCGCATTACAGTCGTGGCATGACTCAATATAGTGATGATGTGTTGCCTTTGCATCATCAGCATTGGGCTGCAGAGAACCCTAGTCTGCCTGCCTTTATTGTGACCCTATATGACGTGTGGGTTCTAAAAAATCCTGCGTTAGATGCGTTGCCGATTGCTTCTTGGACTCCGATAGATCATCAGCCTGCACCAGAGAATGTTTTAGCCTGGTTGAAGAAGCCGAATGTGACTCCGATTGCTATGAGTCGTTTCGGTAAAGAGATGATTGAGAATGCCGGTATTGAGTCTGAATATATTCCTCATGCTGTTGATACCAAGATTTTTACTCCGACTGAGCTTCTTCCTGAAGGTATTTCGGGTAGGGAATTTGTTGGTGATGATGGTAGCAAGTTTGTGGTGGGCATGAATTTCGCTAATAAGGCTGGTGGGTTTATTCATCGTAAAGCTGTGGCAGAGAACTTTTTGGCTTTCGCAATATTTGCTAAACAGCATGATGATGTTGTGTTGTATTTGCATACTGAACCTTATGGTAAACAGTCTGGGTTTGTGTTGCCTAACATTTTGGCTGCTTGCGGTGTGCCTGCTGATCGGGTCAAGTTTGTTGACCCTGTTGCTTACAGTTATGGCATAAGTCAAAAGACTTTGGCTGCTATCTATTCGGCTTGGGATGTCGGCTTGTTTACTAACTATGGTGAAGGTTTTGGTATTCCACAGGTTGAAGCTCAGGCTTGTGGTGTGCCTATCATTACATCTAATTTTGCTGCTAGTGCTGAACTTGCAGGGCCTGACAGTTATCTTGTGAATGGTCAACCGTTTTGGGATGCCGGTCAGCATTGTTGGTTTAATGTTCCTAATGTGCAGGGCATTGTGGATGCGTTGGAGCAGGCGTATCAGCGTGGCAGGAAGAAGTTTCCTGACACTCTTGCTTTTGCTCGCCAGTATGATGCCAATAAGGTTTATGCAGAGTCTTGGCAACCGCTGATTGAGAAGTTAGCTTCTAAGTGAAGTTGATTGTTCCTGTTCTAAACAGGTTTGATTTACTAAAGCGTATGGTGGAGAGCATTGACGTAAAGGCTACAGTTTATGTCATAAATAATTCTGGTGATGAAGATATTGCAACAGACTTTTATCAATCAAACACATTAGTAAACATGCACTGGGTCAATTTGCCTTCTAATCTTGGTGTTGCAAGTTCATGGAATTTGGGTATTAAAATGTTGCCTTTTGAGTCACGTTGGTTTATTACTTCGGCTGACTGCGTGTTTGCACCAGGTGATTTGACTTTGCTACAAACCGCTAAATCTGATGCTTTGACTTTGTGCGATAAGTTTCCTTATTATCAGACTTTTGTTGTTGGGGAAGAAATAGTGAAAACTGTAGGTTTATTTGATGAAGGCTTGCATCCAATCTATTTTGAAGATAACGATTATGAGCGAAGAATTGCTAAGGCAGGTTTGCGTGTAGATCGTCTGCCTTTACAGCTGGAACATGACAACAGTTCTACTATCAGAAGTGATGTCAAGTTGAGTGAACGTAATCAGGTCACTTTCGCTAATAATGAGAAGTATTTTAGGGACAAGGTTGATGCTGACAGGTTTGATGAAGGTCGCTGGCAGTTGCAGATTAGGCGTGTGAACTCTTGGGATTAGTTGTTGTTACCGGTGTTGCAGGGTTTCTTGGTTCGCATGTTGCTGACGCTTATTTGGCTAAGGGCTGGCAGGTTCGGGGTATAGATAATCTACTTGGTGGGTCGTTAGATAACGTGCCTGCAGGTGTTGACTTTCATAACCTTGATTTAGATGATTTGGAAGCAATCACGCCTGTTTTTGTTGATGCAGATTTGATTATTCATGCTGCTTGCACAGCTTATGAAGGTTTGAGTGTCTTCAGTCCTTCTCTTGTGGTCAGAAACACTGTTCAGATAAGCGTAAACGCCATGACAGCGACTATTCGGGCTAGAGTGCCAAAGTTTGTTTACATGTCTTCTATGGCACGTTATGGAGACAATTTAGGGCATATCTTTGATGAGAGCCTTGACCCTAAACCGCAAGACCCTTATGGTATCGCAAAATTGTCAGCTGAGAAACTGTTATCTAACCTGGCTAAAGTGCATGATGTCGAATTAGTCGTTTTAGTGCCACATAACATTGTGGGTGCTAGACAGAAGTTTGATGATCCGTTTAGGAATGTTGCCAGTATTATGACTAACAGGATGTTACAGGGTAAGCAACCTATCATTTATGGTGATGGCAGTCAGCAACGTTGCTTCAGTTTTATTCAGGATGTTATTACACCAATTTTGACTGCTTGTGAGTTACCCGAAACTGTAGGTCAGGTTATCAATGTTGGGCCTGATGAGTCACCGATAACTATTTTAAATCTTGCAGAACGTTTGGCAGGTATTATCGGCTTTGAGTTAAACCCTATTTTTATGCCTGGCAGACCGCAAGAAGTGCCTATTGCTTTATGCAGCTCAGATAAGGCTAGACAACTTTTAGGCTATAAAACGACTGTCAGTTTAGATCAAGGTTTGCATGATTTGGTTGACTGGATTAGGCCGAGAGTAAAAGATTTTGAGTATCATTTGCCGATTGAGATTGACTCTGATTTGACTCCGAAGACTTGGACTCAAAGGCTTATCTAACTTTAGGCTAAACTAAGTATTGGACTTTAGGAGTTTATTTTGGCTATAACTAATGGTTATTGCACTCTGGCAGATGTCAAAGCAAGTTTAAGACTGACGGATACTTTAGATGACGTTTTGTTGGAGAACAGCATTAACGCTGCGTCTCGCATGATTGACCAATACTGTAACCGCTACTTTTATTCGGGTGCTGTTGGTGAAGTCAGATACTTTAAGGCTGTTGATGCTTTTAATTGTTGGATTGATGACTGTCAGACGATTACTGAGCTGAGAACTGCACAAAATAATCCGATTACATACAATCAGATTTGGTCTAGCACTGACTTTCAGACTATCCCTGCAAATACTTTGGCTAACGGAGCCTTTGCTCCTATCACGGGGCTAGTTGCCGTATATAACTATTTCTTCCCTACTTGGCAGGAATCTAATCTTGTGCAGGTGACAGGAACTTGGGGTTGGCCTAGTGTGCCTGAGCCAATCAAGTTTGCGACTATCATTCAGGCTTCCAGGCTGTTCAAGCGTTTAGAATCTCCACTTGGTGTTGCCGGTGTTTCAGACATGGGTATTATGCGTGTAGGTTCAAACATTGATGGTGATGTGGCACAGCTCATAAATCCGTTTAGGCTTTTGAGAACTGGTGCGTAATGGCTATAAGCGATCTTAGAACTGCTTTAGCAAAGAATCTGAGCACGATTAAGGGTTTGCGTGTTGTTGAGACTCTGCCTGACTTGGTGAATCCGCCTATGGCGATGATTGCTATAGATAAGGTTGCCTACAATAAGCAAAACGCTAGAAGCATGGCTGAATACACTTTTAAGGTCATGGTTGTTTTGGGTCGGGTATCTGAGAGAACTGCACAACAGAATATGGATGTTTTGCTTGCTCCAGGTGCAGGGTCAATCAAGTATGCGATTGAGTCTGACAAGACTTTGAGTGGTAATGCTTTTGATGTGTTTGTTGCTGAGACAGGTGCTATAGGTAGTGTTAGTGTCAATGCAATAGACTATTACAGTGCCGAATTCTCGGTTCAAGTATTCGCAAGTTAAGGATAATAAATGGCAATTTTTGTCGCAACAGACTTCAACATTACAATCAATGGTTCAACAGCTTTGACACCATATTTGACTCAGGTTGAACTAAAGACTTCCGCTAACGACATCACAACAACTTCTTTCGGTAGCACTTGGGTTACTCGTGTTGCAGGTTTGAAGGAAGGCACTCTTACACTTCAGTTCAATCAAGATTATGCTGCAAGTAACGCTCCTGACACAGTTCTATGGCCTTTGCTTGGATCAACTGCGACAGTTCTAATTGTTCCTACTTCGTCAGCTGTATCAAGTGCAAATCCTAAATACAGTGTTCCAGTAATTGTTACCGATTACACTCCGGTCAGCGGAAACATCGGCGATTTATCTACCTTCAGTATTACGCTTCCTACAAACGGAACTGTGACGAGAGCGACTGCATAATGAATCAGATAACCCTACGCATAGTTTTATCTGATGGCACAGTCTTAGATGTCACTACTTCTGCCGGCGATATTGTCAAGTGGGAAGAACACTTTGATTTAGGTGTTGACAAACTTGAAAAGGTTACACACTTGCTTTACCTTGCCTGGTTGTCTGTCAAGCGTTTACAAAAGACTTCTGATTCGTTTGATGCTTGGATTGAACTTGTCGGCAATGTTGAGGTATCAGACCCAAAAGCCTAAAAGCTCTTGGTGTTGATTCGTTTCACTGGTTGATTGCGAATCTGAGTGTGGCTACAGGTATTGCACCATCAGTGTTAATGCAAGAATCTGATCGCATGCTAAACACAATGTTGTTTGCACTTCAACACCAAAGGAATCCTAACAATGGCTGAACCTAGTGTCATTTATGATGTCAAGGGTTTGTTGCGTGATCTTGAAGGTTTGACACCTGGCTTAAAGAAGCAGCTTGTGCGTGATGCTAAAGAAGTTGCTAAACCTATCATTGAGATAATCAAATCTCAAATACCTACAACTGCACCTTTATCCGGTATGAGTAGAACTCCTGTAAGGAGAAAAGAAAGTGCAAGTCATCCGAATGGTGGAACAAACAGTAACCCTAATGGAAGGCTTGGTTGGGGTGCAGGTAAACCTGCTAATAGTGTGACAGTGAAGTTTAGATCTAGTCGCTCTAGGTTCTCAGCTGTGACACCTTTACTTGCTATCTGGGTAAATTCGCCTATGACTGCTATTGCCGATATTGCTGGTAAGGGCAGTATGCGTAAGGCTAGGAAGGTCACTAATGAATATGCTTACAAGAATGGTTCAAGAAGGCATCAGGTTACTTCTCAAGGTCGCTGGATGATTAGAGGGCTGAAGGAACGTAATCTGAATAACTTTGTTTACCCTAATGTTGAGGACAGACTTGATGATGCTCAGGCTGAAGTAAAATTGATTATTGATAGATACGCTGCCAAAGTAAACAGAAAGACTAACTAATGTCCGTAATTGTAAAACTACTGTCTAAGTTTGATGATTCTGGTATCAAGAAGGCACAGCATGGCTTTGGGGGGCTTAAAAAGACTCTTGCCGGTATCGGTATTGGTTTAGGGCTGAAACAGGTTACTGACCTGCTTATGGAGTCTGCTAAGGCTGCTTCTGCTGATGCTAAGTCCATCAAGTTGATGAACATGCAGTTGACTAAGAACGCTGGTGCTTCTAAAGAGTCCTTGAAACAGAATGACAAGTTTATTGAGTCACTGTCTTTGCAAACAGGTATTTATGATGATGACCTTAGACCTTCTATGGCTAAGTTTGGTAACGTCACAAAGAATGTTCGTCAAGCTCAAAAACTTCTAAAAATTCAATTAGATGTTGTGGCAGGCAGTGCGAAATCTAGTACCAAAGTGGCAAATGCCCTTGCAAAGGCATATGCAGGTAATACAAAGTCTTTGATTGGTATGTTCCCTGAACTAAAGAACTCTAAGAACGCTTTAGCAGATTTGACTAAAGAATTTTCGGGTGCAGCGTTAGTTAATGCTGATCCGTTTATGAAATTCAATAACAGCATGGACATTTTGAAAGAGAAGTTAGGTAATCTTGTTTTACCTATGATCGCTGATTTTGTTACAGAGATGACTAAGCCTGGTGGAATTGTTCAGACTGTAGGCAAGTTTTTGACTGACATGGCTAACCCTAAAACTAAGCCTGGCAAAATGTTTAAAGACATCAAAGATGCTGTGAAGGATGCTTTTAAACAGGTTAAAGATTTCTTTGCTTTGTTTGGTAATGGTGATGCTATGAAAGGCTTTGCCAATATTGCTACAACGTTAGTCAAAATGTTACCTGCTCTGCTTGCTTTAAAAGGCATTATGATGCTTGCTTCAGCAACTAAGACAATAAAGAATCTTGCTACTGCTATGGGTTTGATTGCAGCTAAAGGTGGTGGTGGGGGTAATGATGTAGTAACTATTTCAAGTATTGCTACAACTGTTGCAGCTGTTTTAGGTATTTCAGTTACCGCTTTACTTTCGGCTATGGCTTCTATTATTGCAATTCTTGGTATGTCTGGCGATACCACAAATAAGCCAACTAGAGATGTCTCTCAGCTTGACCCTAAAACTGGTGGGCCAAAACATCCGGCTGCACTTGGTTCAGGTGTTTTTAATAATGGTAAGGGTTTTGCTTCAAATCAGACAAATAACATTACTATCAATGTGGCGGGTGCTGACCCGAAGGCTACTGTTGATGCTTTGGGCAAGTATGTGAAGAATAATGGTAGTTTGCCTGCAAGTTTGTTTCCTGGAATAAAGAAAAACTAAATGCCTTTACCTTCCCCTTATGTTGTTGAACTGTATTTTGGTTCTAGCGGTTATGTTGATGTCACATCATATGTGAATAGCATTACTATTGGTAAGGGTATTTCTCGTCAGCTTGATGACTATTCGGCAGGCACGTTGTCTGTCAGTTTTAGCAATAATGACAGGACTTTTGATCCGCTAAATACTTCTAGCATTCTTTGGTCTGCAACTTATGGTTATACGTTGGTTCAGCCTGGTGGCAAGATTCGTGTATCGACTGCAGGTATAAGACGTTTTACAGGGTTTATACAGTCATGGGATTTCACTTATGATCAGGCTGGTTTTGATGGTCAAGCACAGGTCATGGCTTTGGATGAGATGTTTCGTATCTCTAATCAGTCTTTCACTGGTGGCACTCAGCTTGTAGTTGAAGCGTCTTCTGAACGTATGAAGCGTGTCCTAAATTACAATAACATTAGTGCTTCTGAGTATGCAGGTATTCAGTCTGGATATACAGCTATGGGTGCAGATATCAATAATCCTGGCGATAACGTTTTAAGTTATTTACAGAATGTTGCTCGTAGTGAACCTGGCGATCTGTTTAGTAATGCTTCAGCGGTCATGGTGTTTAAGGATAGAAGTTTTACTAATTACACTTGGGCTAATACTGACCGTCAAAATCTGTTGAAGTATCCTGGCACAGCAACAGTTGATGGTAATGGTTGGAGTTATGGCTATCAGCCTGCACCTTCCACAGTTGTTGCCCCTTATGGTGGAACTGCTAACAAGTCAGAGATTGTTGTTCTTGATGGATATAATGAAATGGTTTATCAGGAAACAGATTTAGCTAAATATAACCCTGACAGTAATGCAACTAAATACGTTTTCTCAGGTTGGTTTAGAACAGCGACAGCCGCATCTCTTGCTTTAGAACTTGACTTTTATGTCAACACTGTTGGTGGTGGAAACTTTCTAAGCATCTCTAACGTGACCGCTAACAATACTGCTTGGACTCAACTTTCAGGCACAGTCACAGTTTCTTCAGGTGTAGCACAAGGCATCATCTTTACTGTTTTTGCTGCAGGCACAACTACAGCACAAGACTTTTATGGTAATGGTTTACAGGTTGAACGTGGTTCAGCGTGGGTCAACTATTTTGACGGAACATTGAACCCTTACACAAACAGTGCAACAAGTAGATACGATGTCGCTTGGTTAGGTGATCCGTATGCTTCTAGTTCAGGTTTGATTGCAGGGACAGCTTCGGCTGTTGCAGCACCTACAATCTATACTTTCGCTGACGCTAACAGTCAAGGCACAGCGTATGGTAATGGCACAGGTATTCCTTTCATGGATTTGAGTGTCGCTTATGCTGGTGAGCAACTATATAATCAGGTTCAGGTTGTGGGTATGAACGCTACCGCTTTAGTGTCTGATTCTGCCGGTCAAACAAAGTATGGGTTTAGGGCTTACGCTCAAACAGATAATTTGACTTCTAGCATTGTTGCTCCTGACAGAATTGCTGCAGGCCTGTTAGGTGAGTTTAGGTTGCCTGAGTATCGTGCTACCGCTATGACTGTCGCTTTAGAAGCGTTAACGTCAGGTCAACAAACAGCGGTTCTTGCATTAGAGTTGCGTGATGTTATTAGGCTTTGTTTTCAGCCTTCAGCTCAGGGTGCTGTAGTTGACAAGTATTATCAGATTTTAGGTATAAACAGTAATACTGATGTTGAAAGAGATCACATAACTTTTACTGTCGCTAGCCTAGATAATCTGCCTATCCGTTTAGACAGCACATTTTTGGCTGTTTTAGATACAGATACTTTAGCCTAGTAAAATAGGAGTTTAGGAGAACAAATGTCTGCAACAAAATCTTGGTCTATTGGCGATGTGTTGACTGCTGCCGATTTGAACAGCAACTGGTCTAAATTGCCTTACAGTGTTATGCCTTTTACAAGCACCTACACTTCAGGGGCTATTGGCACTAACGCTACAGCTCTTGTCGCTATCCCTTTTACAGCATCAAGGTTTAGTGTTGCACCTATTGTGACTGTGTCTTGCAGTGACCGGTATTTGACTGCCTATGTTTATAGTGTGAACTCTGGAACTGTAACTGTTGGTTTAAGCAATAACGGTAACGCTTCGTCAG